CGGTTGTAACGGTAGGATACCACAAATCATCCGAACCACCACCGCCACCGCCACCGCTCTGATTCACCCATTCGTAACCGGAGCCATCTTCTTTCGGCGTTGCGACCTGTCCGTGAGTGCCACCCGGCGGAAGTTCGCGGACGTTCTTTACCGCCGTCAAGAGTTCGTTAAATTTTTGACAAATCTGTTTTAACCACTCAATAATAGTCGGTCCGCCTTCATACGGAAGGAACGGGAGAGGAAGCATAGGAATCACTCCATTCTTTGAAATTTTCATCGGTGGATTTGTATAACGGGCCTGTACCGGGTGTATCGTGAGGCGGGTAAGGAATAGGAGGGATGACGGGGCAAGGGACCTTGCAGGGCTCAACGTTCACATCCATTGTATCACCTTCTTTAAGAGTAGTTACTATAAAAGAGCTGCGCAATTGCAGGGTCCTTTACAATCATCATGGTAATGTTTTCAATCACTTCACGGTAGGCGGCAAGCAGGCGGAATTTTGCTTCCGTTGTGCCCTTACGGGTAGTGTTTGTAGTACTACCATCTTTGCCGGTTTCCTTGCGGGTTTCAGTATGTTCGCCACTTCCACTCGCTACGGTTTTGCCGGTATCGGTTCGTGTTGCAGTCGCCGCAACGGTTGTAGTACCTGTATCGCTGTGAGACCCTTCACTCGTACTGTTGCGACGGTTGCTGTTACCCTCTGCGGCATAATTGTCATCCATACCACCGGTATCGCCTGTACCATCACCTGAGTTACCAGAAACCGGGAAAACGTAATGTTTATCGTATCCGTGTTCCCCGTTTGTGTCGCTAGTGGACCCGCTACTTTCTGTACTGGTAGTATCATCGCGTTTGTCTTGGCCAGTACGTTCGTCGGTTGTAGTACGGGAATCACTGTTATTGCCCTGAGTTGTTCCCGTGCTCTCACGTGTACCTTGCATAATGGTTTCAAGAGTTTCCTCATAGCTCTGCAACGGATTTGCGCCAATGTCCAGAGCGTCAATCGCACGGCGTGCATTATAATAGGGCATGATAGCACGCATTGCAAAATCCATCTTTTGGGCCATTTCGTCGGGGGTCTGAAAACCGATTTCGCGGGTCCAGTAATATTGAAGAATTGCGCTGTTGATTTCTTCACGCACACTGTCAGAGGGAGCCGGGTATTTACTCAATGCCTTTTCAGTAAAAGGATACCCGGATGCAATCAAGTCACATAGACGCACTGTTGCTACTGCCATCGCTTCCACCCTTTCCGCCGTCCGCAACATTCGGTTCGGTCTTTTCATCTTCTTCATCTAACGGAAGCCCGTTGTCATCAAATACGTCCGCACTGTTTTCGGTAGACCCACCGAGCCATTTTACCGTCACTTTCGGGTATCCCATTGCGGCAAGTTTATCGAAACCGTCTTGGCGTGCTTTAACGACTGCTTTTGCTTTCATTGTGATTTGTTCGTTATTCGCGTTGACTTCATCATCAGTGACGCGTTCGGCCTTGACGACATTGACATTGTTTGTGCCGAGATAGGTTAAGAGTTCGGACCATTCTTTATCAAGCTCATTTGAAAACGCCGAAATGTTATTGATACATTCGGTGTTCAATGCCTTGATATCGTTGCCCGTGTTGCTATCCACCGCCACGAAAATATAAGGGGTGCCAACGCTAATTTCTTTGATACGATTTTGCAAAGAAAGCTGCTGTGCCTCTGTGCCCGAAATAATGATAGGACAAGAAAGAGAGCTCACGTTGACATTACGGGCCATATGCAACTGTGCCATATCCTGCACAATATGCAACACCATAAGATAGGGAACAATTGGTGTCGCCGTTGCACCTGGAGAACTTTGGCACACCGTGTCGTATATAATAACAGCATTCGTGTCTTTAAGATAGGTAAGGCCCATGCCATTTGCCGGACAACTAGACCATTCAGTCGGGTTGCCATAGATGTCGAACGTTCCACCCGGCAAAACGTTTCCGCAACGGTAAGAACCGAGGATTTCATCAAACCAAACCGTATCGCGGCCTTCATAAAAAATGCAGCGTTCGGCGTACGACGGGTCAAAATATTTGAGGGCATCGGGGTCTTCACATTCATACGTAACACGGTTCAGGAAAATTTCAAGCGCACGATTTACGTAATAAATGCAAGTGTCTTCCATATCGGCTTGCGCTTTGCGGTAATAATTTGCTTTTTTCACTTAATCACCCCTTAATGGTATTTTTTACGCTGTAATCCATCCACGCGGACGGGTCGTGCCAAATTCGGAGACCTGCGTCCATTTGCTGATTGATGACATTCTTTGCCTCTGTAGGCAGGTTGCCGAGAACATTTGCACCTTGCGTCCAGATGAAATTAAAGCGGGTTCGGGTATTCAGTTCGGGCTTTTTAATATCATTGATTGCGTATCCGTACGCTGTGAAATAATTGTCAATAATCTTGGCGTAGTACGACTGTACTTGCATACGATACTCAATAAAGGACATACGCCCGATTGCAAATTGAATGTTGCTATCAGACAGGCCAACTACTTCATTCGGAATGCGAGCATGGTCTTTTTGCTTGGCAATCGTGTCGGCGGCGTCAAGAGCCGTGTTTGCAATCTGCGCAATGCCGGATACCGCACCCGCCAGACCACCGGTTACTGCACCTGTAACGGTAGAAGCAACTCCACCAACTAAACCTGTTGCAAGGTTCATCGTATTGCGGATGCCTTGTACCGCATAGCTGTTTTGATTTGCAAAATAATCCGCACGCATTTCGTTATAACTGTAACTGCATAACGGATAGGTGTTCAACTCCAATGAATAAAGAGGGTTTTCACGAGCCGTGGGGCCTTTGTAACTATACGGAATAAGGCGACAGGCCGGTGAACTCGACAGTTGCGAATATAGACGAAACGTTGGGGTATGTGCCGGAATACTTTGAGAAGCATCTCCAATAAAATACTCATACCCCATTTCCATCTGAGAACCCGAACCGTTGTCAATCACCAAATAATTAAACTGCTGAGTGTAAAGTTTATTATTGTTTGGGGTATACGAGCCAAACGTCGTCGGGCTTGCTTTTCCTTTGATGTTATTTACACGGGGGTAGGCGGAATTGATAGGCTGAACACCACTTGCAGGTGCCATAAATTCAGGAATCATTCGGAGAACCTGAACGCTCTGAATCATCACACCATCGACAAGTTTTTGCAAATAGAGGTTGATAGACTGGACTGCGGTATTTAATTTATCTTGGTCGGTCGTGTCCACCTCAAATGCGATGAAATCACAAGCTTGATAAATGCCCTGCTGGAAACGTCCACCTGCAAAAGAAGGGGCAATGTTTTTAAGATTATAAGTGAAACTTCCGGCGGCGTCCTTTATTGCATTGATAATATAGGTGCCAGCGTCGGTTGCCGTTGTGGTTTCGGACGGTTTGTACGTGTACACAATAAGCACGCACGGCTTTGTATTCCATCCACTTTCCTCTATAATATCGGTGCCAATGCCCGTATATGCGGCAGTGCCAATATCAGCAGGGGAGATGACAAATTCTCCAGTTTCGACATTTTCTTCAATAAGGTTAGCACCAATCGTATCGTCTTTCACCGTCTCACGGCGTACCATTGTTGCAGGGAATTCGCAAGACCAGTGCCACGTTTGCCAATAATCGACCTGAAAAGGTACGGTCACACTTCCAGCAGATGCGGGACGCGGGGTGCCAATATAGGCATAGAACCATTTGTTAGAAAACTGAGGGTTGCGCCACATAAGATAATTGCAATTGTAGTAATCATCAAGCGTTGAACCATCTGTGAGCGGAACGGTAATTTCCCACGGGTCACCATCATTATTAACGGCGCGGCAGTTGTCAAAACTGAACTTTGTTTTAGACAGGAAAAAATTAGCTTCCTCTTGTTCGCTTGCCAGCCATAGAACATTATTCATCTGATAATCGACCGGAGCATTTGACAGGAAATGTACGTCGGTCATCGGTTTAATTAAAGGCATATCTTCACTCCAAAAAATAAGCGGGGGCGGGTGCCCCCCCCCGTGTTTTAAAAACCGGAAACGGCACCACTTTTGTATCCCGTTTTGGACGGGTCCTGTGCGCTCGTCGCCGTGACGGAAATAGTGCTTGCGGTTTCGTCATTTGCGACATAGAGAATGCCGGACGGGCTGATAAAGGTTTTCTTGGAATTGTTGCCCGTAATGCTCCAATTCAGCTTGGAAGACCAGCCACCTTTTTCTCCGCCGTTGACAACCTTTGCCACAATTTCGGTACTTGCGCACTTTGCGGCTTTCTGCCCTGCGGTAATGGTCACGGAAGTGATAGACTTCATAGAATCCACCAGCTCCACGCAATTCTCCATCAGAGAAGTAGAGAAGGTGCCGTCGGTAAAATACCAGAAATTCCAGACGCGGAATGCGGGGTCGTAAATCTGCGTCATCTCACGGGACTGCAACCAAATCTGGAACCAGTCTTCCGACACGATAAATCCGATAGCGCCGTCTTTCTCTGCGCCGCCGAGGTCTTTTACCTCAATGGTACGGCCCAAAAATTCGGTCTTATCCATATTGAACGCGGCGGCAAGGACACCAACATCCTGAGAAGACAGGTATTCAGGGGTTGTGATAAAAAGCACGCGGCTGATATCGGTAAGCTGAGAAACGCCCATCCAGTTATAGTCACGGGAAGCACCGACGGCAAACTTATGAACGATTTCCTTTTCCTTTGCCACATTATACTTCAATGCAGATTCGTCCAGATAAACTTTACCGGATTCCTGCGGCATAGTGATGTTGCTGTTGATTTTGACCGGGTAAACATAACCGCCAGCGTGAGACAACGCAAACAGCTGAGTACAAGTCTCCGATTCCTTATCAATCATAGAAGTGACGAGGGTGCGCTGGATGGTGTTTACGATGTCGTTAAAGCCTGCGTAGCTGTTACTCGCACGCTTCAAGAGCACGTTCGAGATAGATGCCTTTGCACGCTTCTGGAAGTTGATGGAATGGAAGTTCGTGTAAACGCGGGGCGGCTCAACACCGAACACCTCGTCATACGTTGAAGCATCGCACGCGGTCCAGTCCACCACACGCAATTTATCTGCGAAAATCTCTTCGACCGTATAGCCGTATTCTCGCATTTCCTTGTAAACGTTGGACAGCGGGTTCTTTGCTTCGGATGCCTTCACGGACCCGATAATAACCGCATTGATAAGGGCAGGGCCAAACTCATTGAACTTCGGGTCATACTTGCGGATAGCGCCGAAAAATTCGGCGGCATTATCGGCAGTAGGTTCGGGAATCAGTGCCTGAACATTTGCAGACATCGCATTATACGCGGCCTGCGCACGTGCCAAGCCTTGAACTTCGGGGGTTGCTTTACTTGCCAATATAAATCACCTCTTTAAGAATCATAAATAAGGTCTTCCAACTCTTTCGGGTCGGTCTCTTCGGTTGTCTCTTCTTTGGTCTCAACGGCCTCTGTTACGTCATCGGGAACTTTGGGCGGCTCGCGGCCTGCAATCATAGCGCGGTAAGCTTCTTTCACTTTGTCATAGTCGCTTTTTGCCACGTACTCAATGTCAGGCACGGCTTCCGCGATGTCTTTAAGATTATCGCGAACGCTTGCCACAACATCACCGGCAGAAGTCAATGCTTCACCGTCCAGGGTCGCAAGGTATTCGTCCAACGAATTCAATGCGGCAGAGACTCGCTCAACAACCTCTTCACGCGTCATTCAATCACCTCAACTTTCGGAGCGTGTATAGGTCAACTTGAGAGAATTGCACAACTCCAACAGCTTTGCCATATCGGAGCCAGTTGCGTGAATCTTAATATAATCGCCGCTAGAAGGGGCGCTCTCTTTCTCACGTTCCACACTCTGATAAGACCCAAGGTGTTTTGCCACGCTTGCGTTGGCAGTTGTGAAATTTTTATCAAGCCAACTTAAAGGATTAACACGGGTGCCGTTATAAAGAACCTCATAATGTAAATGTGCCCCGTAACAGTTGCCCGTTTCACCGGAATAGCCAATCAGGTCACCTTCGTTGACCGTCTGCCCATTCTTTACAAGGATTGTTTTCAAATGCGCATAACGCGTTTGAAGATTTTTTCCCTTGTAGGGGGTGTGACGGATTCGCACCATGTTGCCATAACTCTGCATTCCGGTTTTGCTTTTACCGTTCCAGTATTGCACTTGGTCAACCGTACCGGATTCCGACGCATAGACAGGCGTGCCAATCACTGCACGGAAATCCAATGCCCTGTGTGCTGAACCGTTATTGTAAGTCCAGCCAGCCGTGATGATATGGTTTAACAGAGGCCATTCCAGAACTACTTCACCATCACTTCGACGCATCGTTGCCGCCTTTCAACTTGTCCAGATATGGCTTGAATAGAGCACACATCTGAGGATTTACTGCGCAAATGTTTTCAAGAATACTGATAAGCTCCATAATACAAATGTACACCGTTACGGCGGGAACGGCAGGAACATTGACCCCAATGTTGACATACACAATAGCATACTCAACAAAATAGGCAACTGCCATCGCCATAACTTCCATACTTTTATGGAAACCACCCTGTCGCATAATGGCAGAATTATAATCGCCATTATACCCGGCCTTGATAAGGCCCGTCACGACATCAAATGCAATGAAACCCAAAACGATGATAAGATACATATAACACCTCCTGCTATTTGCTTTATTATTAAAATAGCACTTCGTTAAATCTTTGTCAATACCATTTTGTTAAAAATTTAACGGGAATTTTCCGATACGGCTCAACAGGAACAAAATAGGAATAATATCGGGCTCACCGGATGTATCATAATTCGCGGCATTCGGGGTCCATTCAAGTATTCCAAAAGAACCCCATTGCAAGCCACCGCGTTGGTCAATATCGGAAAAATCGGCAGGTGGATAATGCTCGCTGTCGGTGTCGATTTCCTTCATATAACGCGCAATACTGCAAGTAATGCCGCGCCAAACTTTAACATATTGTACAGGGTTTGTATCTATATGGACAAACAACGAACCAGATAAGCTTGTTTGCAAATCATATTCTTTGATTTCATCAACCCCGGCGGCTTTGTCCAAAAGCAAAATGTTCGCCTTGCTTGGATGTGGACTCTTTTCGATGTATGCACTTTCGGGGGCTACAAAAACGGCAAGCCTATCGAAATCCCAAATAATATACGTAAAATCGGTCATGCCAAAATTAAAGGAGCCGTCTGCCATACCACACGTTTGCCAGTCGCCTGAAACGTTTATGGTAGATTGCATAACCCGCCATCCGCTTGTGTATAAATTATGCGACGTGTACCACGATAAATCAAACTCGTCGAATACGGGGGCAAGCGTTGTAAGTGATGTGATTTGCTCTGTGCTTGGATGAACGCGAAACATCATAGGAATACTTGCAGGTGCTTTGTCGGGAATTAACGGGTTACCGTATTTGCTATAATGGATAGGAACATCAACGCTATGAACACTCTTTTGATAGTTCGATTTTGCTGTATACCACGCAAATATAAATTGAAAGGGCGCGTCGGTATCACTCACCGCTTTTTTGGTTACTTGGCTCGTAGACCATTGCACAAAATCCAGATAAGTGTTACTGTATTCGCCAGGTAGAGCCCCTGTGCCACGCTCACGAATCATCGCCTTTGGTTTGTTGTCATTTGCACTGCTTAAACGATGATAGTAAATCAACACCTGCGAATTGGAAGGAAGTGCCGTTCCTTGAATCGACTGAACACCGCCTAGCACACCGTCGGGAAAAATAACACTCTCTTCTATATCGTATAACGCAAATGTAAAGCCGTTGCCGTAATAGCTATAAAAAGGGCCAAGCTCTGCAACTTTGGAATACCATGTATTGCCGCTTAATCCACATAAAATAAAAGGCGTGCCTTTTTCTACTGTAACATTAGATGCAAACAAATACACGGCATTACCCGCCGATAGAATTACCCTCTTTGTATTGCTTTCATCGTACAAAACCGTCAATCCGTTTTCATCTTTATAGTATCCCTTAAATGGCATATATATCAAAAAGTTTGAAAACGGAATCACGGTATAAGGACCTGCGGTATAGTCGTGTACGCTCGGAATCTCTACTTCCTGATTATAAATATGCGCCTCTGTTACGCCATAGTCCAACATTGTGCAACGCATCAGAAACTTCCTTTCATAACGGTAAAAAATGCTTGCTTTGCAAGTTGACTCTCAAAAAACACATATCCTTTATCAAGACGCTGAATAAGGTTACCACCTGCATAGCTTGTCATAAACGCACGACGGGATTGCGTACCGTACTCTTTATCAATCGTCGACATTTCAAAACATTCTACGTTTTTGTTGCCCGTGTTTTCACTGAAAAAAACGTCATTGCTGTATTTATCATACCAAATACCGAAAATGCGGTCATCAACGCGCCACATATAACGCAACACCGCATAGCGACCTTTCGTTTTAATAAAGTTGTCGTTATCACGCAAAGCTTTATTGTAGAGCGAAAAGTCACCGTATTCTGTACCTGCAGTCCATTCTGCAAACCAACTCTTTTCGCGTGCGGCAAGAAGTTCTTTACTTGTTTCACACCATTCGACTGCAACGTGACGCGCAGGATTTTGCCACATCTTTTGCCCTGTCGGCATATATCCCTCATTTAAGAAATAAGGATTATAGACTGAAACGGCGTTACTCATTGCAAAGACGCGGGTATTGTTATCATAACGTATAATGCTATCCACTGCACCTTGAAATATCTGATACTCTTTCGGAAGGTACGCGTTTGCCCCGCTCTTGTGTGAGATAAACTCATCATTGATGATAGTATTCACATTCGCAAAATCAATACCCGCGCCGCGCACATGGTCCAAATCTATCATGTACCCTGCTTCCATTCCTTTATACGTGATGATGTTGCCCTTGTTTACTTTCCAATTCTTGCGGATATCGTACGGATATCGTGAAAACATCTTCCGCTTTTCAAGCTGAATCTCTTTGTCACGACGTCGCATATAAACAAAGCGGTGTACTTCCCCTGCATCAAGTGCTTTCTCAACTTGCTTCGGGTCCGCATTGCACAACTCTTCGACCGGTATCGTAAATTGGTCCATTGCGGTAAGACGCGTGTTATATGTTTTTCCAATACCACGCCCGCCACAAGCATACAACATATGCTGTCCTGTTTCAACTAAATCATTGCAATACCAATGCACGCCGTCGGGCTTCTCCATGTAGAAACCGTCATCGGTCATAAGGTACGTGCCAAATTTACCTGTTAATTCTTTCACAATGTACCCCCAAAAATAAACAGCCTCGGGGGGTTGACCAACCTCACGGCGGCATGCTTTCGCAAGTGGTTACCCGCGCGCTTCACTCCAAGACTGCTTATGGTACGGTATGTAGGATTCGAACCTACGACCACCCGCTTCGTAGGCGGGTACTCTATCCATCCGAGCTAATACCGTATATTGCAAGGAGAGTTGAAACACAATCACACAATTGAAGAAGGAAGTGCTTCAATAGCCTTGCTATAGTTATATTATATACCCTACCCGCACACCCTGTCAACAACTATTCTGAATTTATTTGAATTTCTTTGCCTTGGATTGA